ACATGTAGAGCGAAAATTACATTCCCTTTAATAGGAGAGAGATAACTTAACCGCCAAAATTGGTAGTTACGTTGTCTCTTTATTTTTGGACTCTTAGATCAGTCCGGTTAGATCAGCCGCCTCATAAGCGGTGTGTCCTCGGTTCAAATCCGAGAGAGTCCATCTCATGAAAGGAGAAAACCATGAGAGAGAACCAATATCAGGCAGGACTGAAGAAGAAATTGAAAAGCATGTTTCCTGGCTGCTTGGTAACCAAACTAGATTCGAGTGATATCCAAGGCATTCCTGATTTGCTTATTTTGTATAAAAACAAATGGGCTATCCTTGAAGTTAAAAAAGATGCAGAAGCACCGCATCGCCCGAACCAAGATTACTATGTAGCCAAATTAAACGAGATGTCTTTTTCGCGCTTCATTTTCCCTGAAAACGAGGAGGAAGTTTTAAATGAACTTTATAAAGCATTCAAATCTTAGCGGACATGCTCCGTTCAGCCCGTCTCAACCAGCGTGGCTGAGATACGATGACGACAAAGCAATTAAATATTTGATTGCCAAGAAAGCATCCGAAAGAGGAACCAGACTTCATGCATGGGCTAAAGAAACAATTGATATGAAAATTAAACAGCCTCGATCCAAGAAGACTTTGTATTCATATGTAAATGATGCAATTGGTTTTCGAATGGATACTGAAGTTGTTTTATATTATTCTCCAAACTTTTGGGGAACTGCAGATTCTATCTGTTTCAGAGATAATGTTCTGAGAATCCATGATTTGAAAACCGGTACAGGACCAGTTCATGAGGAACAGGTTCTTGTATATGCAGCATTATTCTGTCTTGAATATAAGATTCGCCCAGGTGATATTGAGATGGAATTACGAATCTATCAAAATGATGACATTGATGTTCTTAAACCAACAGCATCTGACATTGTTCCAATCATGGATAGAATTATTCATTTAGATAAACTTATTAATCAAGCAGTTGAGGAGGGTTAACCATGAATCCAGTAGCAGAAGAAATTGAGTCGTACATCGGGTCATCCTCAATGTCTGGTAAAGATTTCCTTGAACATTACGGAATGCCCCGTCGATCAGGACGTTATCCTTGGGGTTCTGGAAAAGACCCTTATCAAAGTGGTAGAGACTTTCTTGGTCGAGTTGAGGAAATGCGTAAATCAGGTTTCACATACACAGATGAAAATGGAAAGAAATGGACCGGAGATCCAGCTATTGCAAAATCACTTGGATATTCTACAACAGATTTCAGAACTGTTTGTGCGATTGCAAAAGATGAACGTAGATCAGACATGGTTGCTACAGCTCGACGTCTGAAAGAAAAAGAAGGAATGAATAATTCTGAGATAGGAAGAAAGATGGGAATTAATGAATCTTCCGTAAGATCATTACTCGATCCTAATTCCGAATCAAAGATGAAGCAGGCTAGAGAAACTGCAGAGTTTCTTAAAAAGCAAGTTGATAAGAAGAAAATGGTCGATGTCGGCGCAGGTGTTGAGCGGGATCTCAACATCTCAAAAGAGAAACTCGATCAGGCTTTATTCATGTTGCAAGCTGAAGGTGGATATGAGGTTTACGGTAACCGTTTTCCGCAGGCAACTAATAGAAACCAGATGACTACACAAAGAGTGTTGTGTGTTCCGGGAACGACACATAGCGATATCTATAATTTCGATAAAATTCAGACTGTGAAGGATTACATATCAAGAGATGATGGGCAGACCTTCGAAAAGAAATTCCATTATCCGGAAAGCCTTGATTCTAAGCGTCTTGCTATTCGGTATAAAGAAGATGGCGGTATTAATAAGGATGGTGTTGTTGAGCTTCGACGCAATGTTCCAGATTTGTCGCTTGGCGAATCCAGGTATTCACAGGTTCGTATCATGGTTGATGGCAAGAAATATATCAAAGGTATGGCTGTTTATAAAGATGATAGCAACTTCCCACCAGGGGTTGACGTTATCTTTAATACCAATAAATCCAAGTCTGTGCCAAAGCTGGAAGTTCTTAAAGATATTAAGAAAGATCCAGATAACCCGTTTGGCTCTCTGATTAAAGATGCTGACCAAGGCGGACAGTATTGGTATACAGATAAAAAGGGTAATAAGAAACTTGGTCTGATAAATAAGCGTTCAGATGAAGGAGACTGGGGAGATTGGAAAGATGCTTTGCCATCACAGTTTCTCTCCAAGCAGTCGAAAGCTATGGCTGAGAAACAGCTCGGTATTGCCAAAGCAGATAAGCAGGCAGAGTTTGATTCAATCATGGCTCTTACTAACCCAACGGTAAAGAAATACTATCTGCATAAATTCGCAGAAGATTGTGATTCAGCAGCCGTACATCTCAAAGGCGCTGCCTTACCTGGACAGAAGTATCATGTAATTCTTCCGGTTACATCGATGAGCGAAAAAGAAGTATATGCTCCTGGTTATCCAGACGGTAGCAAGCTTGCGCTCATTCGTTACCCACATGGAGGAACATTCGAAATTCCGATATGTACTGTAAATAACAAGAATAAAGAAGCCATTAGTATGATTGGTAAAACTTCACAAGATGCCATTGGTATTAATAGTAAAGTTGCCGATCGTTTGTCAGGAGCTGATTTCGACGGTGATACGGTAATGTGTATACCAACTCACGATAGAGGCGGAAAAGTTAAGATCACTTCTACTCATCCATTAAAAGGTCTCGAAGGATTTGATCCTAAGATGTCTTATGGTGGAGAGAAGAAAGTAGACGCCAATGGAAAAGAGCATTGGTATCGTAATGGTTCTGAGTACAAGCTGATGAAGAAGACTGATACTGAGATGGGTAAGATTTCTAATCTTATTACAGACATGACACTTCTTGGAGCTAGCGAAGACAAACTTGCCAGAGCAGTACGTCATTCGATGGTAGTTATCGATGCTGAGAAACATCACCTTGATTACAAACAGAGTGAGAAAGATAACAATATCGCCGCACTGAAAGTAGAATATCAGGGCAAGAGTACTGGTGGTGCATCAACTATCATATCGAGAGCTAAAGGCGAAGTAAAGGTTGATAAGCGACAGGGTACACCTAAGTATAACATAAAGGGAAAAGAATGGTACGATCCTTCTCGTCCAGAAGGTGCTCTTATCTATAAGAAAGCAGATGATGCTACTTATACCACGCACAAGCTCAATAAGAAGACTGGCAAAATGGAAGAAGTAACAGTTGTCCGCAAAACCAACAGTACAAAGATGGCTGAGACCGATGACGCTTATACCCTGGTATCCCAGTACCGTCATCCCATGGAGGGGGTATATGCAGATTATGCCAACAGCATGAAGCATTTGGCTAATCAGGCACGTATTGAAGAGACCAAGGCTGGCAAGATAGCTTATAACAAAGAGGCTAAACGAAAGTATCAGACAGAAGTTGATAGCCTTACAAAGAAGCTTGATATAGCTCAGTCCAATGTAGTGAAAGAACGTGCTGCTCAGAGAATGACATATGCTGCAGTTCAGAAGAAACAGAATGCTGCCAAAGAAGCGGGCGAAGTCATGAAAGCTAAGGATGTTAAGAAAGCATCCCAGCAGGCACTCACCCGGTATAGAGAAGAAGTGGGGTCTGTTTCAAGAAGAGATAGAAACATTGTAATAACTGACAATGAATGGAAAGCAATTCAAGCTGGCGCAATTTCAGAAAACATTCTTAATAAGATTCTTAACAATTGTGATCCAGATTCTTTGAGACAAAAAGCAATGCCAAAAGAATCGAAAGAATTGAATGAAGCTAAACAGTTGCGTATTAAAGCAATGTCTGCTTCTTATACAATTTCACAAATTGCTGATAAGCTTGGCATTTCAACTTCAACAGTTTCCAAGTATTTGAAAGGAGCGAACTAAATGAGCGATTGCAGATTGACAACATTCGATAATCCTTATGATCCGTTCGAACAGTTCACTCTTTGGTGGCTGTTTGATAATGAAAAAGGATACAACACATGTGGAAAGCTCGATCGAATCTCACACTTTACAGATGATATGTCAGACAAAGAGATTGATGAAGAACATGAACGTGCTGTTGATGAGATTATCGACAATGATTTCTTAAATATCTATAAAAAAGTTCAGAGAAACGCAAAAGAAGCCACGGCGACGGCATAAGTAGATGCTGAACCATAGAGGGGGGGTCTTGAAAAATACACCCCCTCCCTGCAT